GCATTGCGGTCTGCGATACGGTCTTTATTCACCTGCGCTGCGTTTTCGTAGTACAAGTGGGCTTGGCGTTCGCAAGCAAATAAATCTTTATCAGTTGATTTCATTTTCGTTGTCCTTAACTTCGTTGTGATTGTTATCAAAAATCATGTCTATCATTTCATCAGCCCATGTTCTTTCTATCGGCTGTGCTTTCTTTTGCTTGCTCTCTACGTGTTCAAACTCACGCTTCCAAGCTAAGTCGTCTAAGTTATTCATCGTCATAATCCTCCGCGCTCTCATAACTCTCAGAGAGTTTATAAATCTCTATACTTTTAAGTGCCTCCAATGCACTCTTGGCTTGTAGGAGTTGCTTATCCAGCTTCTCCTTAGCTGCATCGCGTAACCATTCGCTGGCTGAAATATCAGCAGATAAGCTAAGGTTTTGGATGGCCTCAATATAAGCAGTAGGCATGTGAGCTGTAAGCTGACCATCGTTTTTTAACTTTTTAGCCATGTTCTAAATCCTCTAGCTTTATCAGTGGCGGTACATCCGCTTTTAATTTACCTCCAGTTTGCAGCTCTAAAATTGCTTGTCTGCCCTCTGGAATCCCGTGTTGCTTGTAATAGGTCAATTGCGCTAAAGAGATACCGGTTTGCTTTTCGATTTCTCTGTAGCTTTGACCGTCAAAGTAATTTAGTAACTGGTCAAATGTCATGTTCGTATTCCCGTTCTCTTAATGTTCGTATATTAGAACACATTGTTCGTATTTATGTCAAGCTTTTATGTTTTGATATACGAACACTAATAAGGAGGCTTACAAATGAATGATGCAGCAGATAGAATCAGCAAAAGAATGGCTGACTTAAAGATAAGTCAAGCTGACATAAAAAGAGCAACTGGCGCGGGCAAAGCAACTATAAGTAGCTGGGTTAAAGGTGATACCAAGCCATCGGGCGTGTACGCTACAAAATTAGCGTCATACTTACGCTGCAATACTGATTGGCTGCTATCAGGCATAGGTAGCATGACTAATGCGCCCGTAGGCACTGAGCAAGTTAATTTAGATCATAATATGAAAGGTAAGATGCCAGTAATTAGCTGGGTTGCGGCAGGGGACTGGTTAGAGGTCATGCCGACTACGCTTGATGATGTTATAGATTGGATTCAAAAGCCTGAGCACCTATCAGATAGGGCTTTTGGTTTGATTGTTCGTGGTCGCAGTATGCTGCCTGAGTTTAAGCCAGATGAGATAATTTACGTTGAGCCGGACATAACACCGTGGGACTTAAAAGACGGGGATTTGGTTGTAGTACAATGCAATGAGGATACAGAGGCTACATTTAAGCAGCTCGTTATGGGTGACGGTCACAACGATATGTATCTAAAACCATTAAATCCTGATTGGCCTGAGCAGCGATTGACGCCGATGGGCGAATGTAATTTAGTGGGTATTGTTGATGGTAAATACACTCGCTATAGATAGTCGGATATAAAAAAATAACATCATAGAGCCTCGCTATTGCGGGGCTTTTTATTACCTATTGAAAAATAGTTCGTATTTTAGAACAAAAGTTATTGACAGCCTTGTACGGATATGCGAACATAGCGTTACTGATTAGGCAAACACACCAATCACTGATTATTTAACAGCCTAATTTAAAAGCTAACTAATTATTGGCAGTTATCACTAGCTGCCAATGCTGAGTTAACTAACTAACAAAAGGAAAAGGAAAAGACAATGAAATCTAAAAATTTACGCAAGATGCAACGCGCAATCATTAACAGTAAGGCTCTAAGAAACAAAGAGGCACAGCGCTTAACTGATATGCAAGGCAAGGTTTTTGAAAGCTACGACCCATGCAAGGGCTTTAGAGACTGGAGGCAGGAACGCAGAACCGCAATGGCATTTGCAGGGCGCTCAGTCTAGCTAGTAAGTCATAGCCGTTTTAATCGACGGCTATCGCGTACTAACTAGGAGATAAGGGTATGAGTGAAGCGGAAATGAAAGTACTTAAGGCGTATAGAGATACATCAATTTATACGGTCAATGCACTAAAAGCAGAAATAGAAGATATGGAGCGAGCTATAGCCAGCAATAGGACTCAGCCTGCAATCAAAGGTCTTATCAAAGAAAGGCTGGAAACACTTCAAATCAATTTAGACGTTATCGAATTAGACCCTGAATAACAGCCACAAAAAAGCCCTGCGATTGGCGGACACCAGACAGGGCTTACTTACTAACAAGGAAATCATTATGACAAATTTTAAACTAGATAGCAATGCTGACCACGAGTTAAGCGAATCAGGTACAAGCGGTACGGTTTATATCGCAATGCCAAACGATGTATCAGTTGAGATTTACTTTGAGACTGATGCTAGACAGAACATCAACCTGCTAAGCGTAGGTGATTGCTACCAAGAGATTGAGGGTATCAGTGAAGATTATGACTACGTGATGCTTATCGAGCACGAGCAGCCGATTAAGACGGTTATTGACAAGTATCTAGCTGATAACCCTATCGAGTGCTACGAACCTCAAGAAGACTATTGGGATCAACGCACATACGGCTTTACTAACTCAGATTTCATTTACGGATAAGGAGCGCGACCATGTTACAGACAATACGAATTTACGGTAAAGGCGACCGCTACGACAGCATGAACGTCTGCAATGTAGTGATGACTTATGAGTTGGTCGAATACACATATAAAGAAAAGATGAACGGCGAAGAAGATTACGCGGTACTACATCGCGTACAGCTAGAGCCTACCGCTGACAGCACCATGCTGATTGATTGTCCGCTAGATGATAGCGAAGCACTCACCCATTTTGAGAACCTACTGAGCAGCAAACTAGGGCATGTGACGGTACATACGGGAGTAGCGGCATGAAGCAGCTATCGCAAGATGTTTTTAATGGCGCACCTGACTGGGTCCGTTCAGCAGGTATTGACCATGACGGTGAGGTCTACTGGTTAGATATACCATTGCCACTTCTTAGGTACTTACTTGCTAGGGGCTGGACTGTAAGCCTACACTCGAGAATAGAGAGTGCAGGGGTTGGTTTTGAGTACATAGAGGGCGAGATTAACGAGATAGGCAGAGAGGTGGCGAAATGAGCATAAAAATAATAGCACCCCTAGCAGCGTTAATCGTCGCTGCTAATGTTTGGGCAATGGCTCCGGCAATCGATAGCGAGTACGACAGTAAGCAAGCGTCTGTTATCAATCACAAGTACGACAATCTCGATAACCAAGCCGACCTTGACGACGATGTGACTTATCAAGCAATCGACGGTAAGGCTTACAAGATGGTTGACGGCTTAGCAAGCAACGAATGGGTGCCACTGACTGCTGACGGTTATGTTGATGACTACGACCAGTCAGCAAAGGCGAAAGAGATTAGAGCAGCGAATGAGAGCTTGAAACGGATTAAGGGGTAGGTTATGAAACAGTTTATTAGACGTAACGACTGGATGGATAGCAGTATGAGTATGGATGTTGGTTGGGGTAACGGCTATGTTGCTATACCAAAATCAAGCTCATGGCATGGCATGGAATACGATGATATTCCGGTGGATGTTCACGGCGGTTTAACTTACGCAGACCTTGCATCAAACGCTAGCTTTAAGCCTGACGACATTGATGATAGCGACTGGATAATCGGTTTTGATACCTGTCACTTCAATGATGACGAGTATAGCTGCGATAAAGAGTACGTCATCAATGAGACTAACGAGCTATTCAAGCAGATGGTCAAATTAGATGAACTAGGGTTCGCCAAGATGCAAAAAACCGTTTCATGCCCTCACTGCTCAAGCGTTTATGTGCTGCCAGACGTAGACAGTATGTTTGTCGAAACTAGCGAGCGTGAGTGTGACAACTGCCATAAAAAATACATGTATCAATGCAACGAATAAGGGGTAATTTATGAGCAAGATAACTAAGAAGCAATTGCAGCGTGATATATACAACCTAGCCACTGAATTAACAAATCTAAAAATAGAGCTGTCCGAAAATAACGTGATTGATATTAACTCAAAACCACAGCTCAAGCAGCTAGACCAAAGCGACGACATAGCAAAAGAGTTGGCAGAGGTTGATTTGAGTATTGAGCTGACTGGTAGTGAGCTTTGCAGGGCGATGTTGGAACGGGGCGACAATTACATTATGTGTGTTGTTGGCACGATAAAAGAAGTTGTGATTATCGACACTGTTCAAGACGGGTGTTTTTACTCTAAAGGTGTTAGGTATTTAAACCCCAAGCCAATCAACAACCAAGGCGAACCATTGACCCAAGCGGAGGCAGGATTATGAGACACCAATGGGCACAGTTTGACCACCACGACACGAAGCAATGCTTACTGAGTGATGATGAAGCAGCGACATTAATCGAGGCATGGCAGCAGTCTGGTAGCTTTGACGACGTGATAGCAGAGATACAAGGAGACCGTAATGGAAACCAATAAATTTATCGAGTTAGCCGCCGTAAACGTGGGCGCTAACATAGAGCAAAAAGGCAAATTTAACTACCTGTCGTGGTCATTTGCACTTGCCGAACTCATGCGACTTGACCCAAAAGCGACATGGGTTTTCCATGAGCCACAGAACTTCGGGCAAACGCTAATGGTTAGCTGCACGCTCACAGCATTTGATAAGCCTGTTTATATGTGGCTGCCAGTCATTGACCACTCAAACAAGGCAATCAGAGACCCCGATGCAATGGCAGTCAATAAAGCAATGATGCGTTGTTTAGTTAAGGCAATCGCTGCTCATGGCTTAGGGCTTTACATTTATGCAGGTGAGGATTTGCCGGATGCTAAGGATGTGAACGCTAACAAAATTCAGAATCCACCACCAAAACCACCGTTAGAACCGAATAGAGAGCAAGGCGCTATCGATGTTATGAATACCAATAGTGAATGGAGCTTGCAGCGCATCAAAGACACCTACGCACTCACAGAGAAGCAAGTTGCTACTTTTGAGAAGGCAGCGCAAGACTATCTTGATAATCACGGTGACGCGGCACTTAATGCGCTAGATAAGGAGGTTGCATAACATGACAACTATCTATGAGTTAACAGACGATTACGCGGCTAAGCTCGATGAACTGGGTGACATGATATTAGACGGTCAAGAAGTGAGTATCGAGCAATCAATGTCAATACTCGGCTTGCAAGATGATATCAAGAACAAGGTCGTTAATATCGCCAAGTATAGCAAGGGCGTGATTGCTACCAGTGACGCGCTCAAGAAGGAAATCGCTAAGTTAACAGCGCGTAAAAAAGCGAATGATGAATTTTTAGATAAGCTAAAAGCGTCCGCAATGGCTGCTATGGAGCTGTTAAAGACCGACAAGATAGCAGACGATATCATGCCAGTACGATTGCAGGATAACAGCCAGTACAGCGTGACGGTTGATGATATTAACCGTGTGCCTGAATACTATAAAAAGATAACGGTCGCTGTGGACAAGGCTAAGATTCTAAGTCATGGCGGTGGGAATATTAAAGGCGTGACAGTAACCAAAGGTCGTCATATCCGTTTTGGATAAATTTAAATAAGAGAGAATATTATGCGCGGAGTTAATAAAGTAATAATCATCGGTAATCTTGGTAATGACCCCGAAGCCCGTCAATTTGGCAATGGTGGCAGTGTGACAAATATCAGCGTGGCAACGTCTGAGCAATGGACAGATAAGCAATCAGGCGAAAAGAGAGAAGCTACGGAATGGCACAGAATCAGCTTATTTAATCGACTAGGTGAGATTGCAGCACAGTATTTGCGTAAAGGCTCAAAAGTGTATATCGAAGGCAGCTTACGCACTCGCAAGTACGAAAAAGACGGTCAAGACCATTATGTGACTGAGATTAGAGCCGATCAAATGCAGATGCTAGATAGTCAAGGCGAAGGTCAAGCCCCTAACAACAATCAGAATAGCCGACCAGCTCAAAATAATAATCAAGGTTACAACAATCAGCCACCACCCCAGCAGAACAATAATCAACAGAGCGCACAGCCACCACAGAATCGGAAACCAATATCTATGCCATCCGGTCCAGTAGATGATGATATTCCTTTTGCGCCATATTACGATGGTCAGTTATAACTTTAAAGAATAACAGTTACACCCTGCATCGGGGCATATAGATGCCGTTATCGCTGATCGTGACGAATAACAGCAGCAGCTTAGATTGACACTCCTTACGTGCGAAAGCATGAGCTTTGAAAAAGCAGTCGAGGCAAAGCCGTCTGGCTCACGATACGAGCCACCCTATTTACTAAGAAGGATAATAAAAATGAGTAAGAATACATCAGACCTATGCGACACCCTATTTGATTTAATGATGGAAATTAGGAACAACACAGACGATGAAGCCCATGCAAGGCTCGTCGATTCAGCCAATGCGATA